TTGGAATAGCCTCCGAGTCGTTCATCCTAGACAACAGGCCGTTGCCATCCATAAACTCAGCACTCGCCATGCACGGGACAAACAATAAAGTTGCGATTAGTTTTTTCATAACAAAGCCTCTCCTAGGTCATTTAACATTTTTTGCTTTTCTTCTTTATCTGCTGCTTTCTTTACACGGTCAAAATACTTTGCTACAAGTTGTCTCTCTTGTGGTGTTTTAAAGGGCCACTCCCACCTTTCCCACGTTAATCCTGATGGGTGTTTATCCATTATTCATCCTCATCCATCTTCTCAAGTTCTAATTCGTAAGCCTTCGTTAGCTCCGATATATTTTCTTTACGCCGCATCCACTGATAGTTATATCTAAAGTTTCTGCGTTTGGATGATTCAAACTGTACAACTTTTTTATTCATCTCAAACATTAACTTTAATAATCTGTCACGAAACTGTTCAGGGTCAATGTCTAAAAGGTTTAGGTAACTATCAGAGTGTTGAAATAGAAAGTAAATTGCAGAGATTGCCTCATCTGTAGGTATTCGTATCCTACCTATTTTGCGTGGGGCTAACTGCGCATCCTGAACCGCTAACGCCACAACTGCCGATAGCAATCTACTATTAGCAGTGCCTTGCGCTCTGTAATCTAACTTGTACGACATGCTACCCCTCTTTCTGCAATTCAATTAATTTTTTAAGATAGTGCGCGGCTTTGTTTAAATCATCGACCCCACCTTTGCTCTGCCATCGAGAAACGTACTTAATAATGTTGCCTTCAAAATACCCAATATTGTTTGCGGCTATGTAATCCCAAGGCTGAATAGACTTATTCTTGTAATGCGTACCACCAACCTGTTCATCATTTGCGTTCATAAAAATGAAATTCTCCTTACCTTAGTTTGTTTTCTAGCCCACTTAAGAATTAGTTCATGCTCCCTAGCAGTCTTAAAAGGCCATGCCAATCGAAGCATTTCGTAAGGTACCTCATTTAGAGGAAAAGTAACCTCTTCAACCTTGGGGGTTTTCTTAGCCGTCATCTCCAGTCACCCTTTTCATTGTGCTCACAATCTTTTACATGACAAAACTTTCTACATGTGAAGTTTGGTCTTGCGTTCCATACGTTGTTTGCCATAGCAGCCTCAAGCCTTTGGATCTCGGGCAACCATCGCCCCCATGCGGTTTCTTGTATATTGTTTACAAAAGAGGCTTTGACTAAATCTTGGGCTACAACAAACACTAACCCTGCTTTTATTGACTGCACATGGGGGAAGTGTTTAAAAACTAATAGCGCCAGAAGTTCTAATTGTTTGGTATCAGCATACTGAGAAGACTTACCCGTCTTATAGTCTACAAGGTGAGCGTGGGCGTCGTCGATAATTAATAGATCCGCGATACCTCTGAACCATACGTTCTCATCACGGAATCCACAAGGTTCAAAGTCTTTAGTTAGCCCCATCTCGTACTCACACAACTTTAAGCCGGGTAACGCTTTGAGTGCATCTAGCGTCGGCTTTATAAAAGCATATTTAGGATCTAGTGACTTGTCCCCACATACATAGTCCTCGGCTGCTTTGTGAACCTCGGTGCCATAGTCAAGATGTGGAGTTGGCGGTTCAATAATATCTTTTACAATCCGCATCCGGTAATACTTGCGGGGGCACTGCTGAAACAGCGAAATGCTGCTGTACGACCAAGTGTATTTATTCGACATGACTTTTCACCGCTGCCCTCATTAGTCGCAATTCAACAATAGCCTGCTCGATTGTAGACGCTGCCGATACATAGTTGTTTCTCAATAGGTGCTCGTGGATCTCTTTTAATAGTTCTTTTACTTTTAACTCGTGAGCCGTGTAATTTAATGATGTATCTATTTTCATTGTTGTACCCTGTAATGACGCTATATTGTTGTACGCTCCAATACCCTTAACATTTACCATAACTATCTCCATATCCAATTTCACACGATAAAGGCAAAGTCTCTGCCCATTTAGGTCGCCACTTCATACACTCTGTAACATATTCTTTTGCTTCTTCCGCTTCTTCTTTTTTGACAACGCAGGCAACAGCGTCATGCACTGTCAATACAACTTTGTATCGCTTAGCAATCCGTAGCATCTGCTCACCAACTACACAACGGGCTACAGCTTGGCAAATGTTTTCCACCACCTTACCACCATAAATCTTGGTTGTACCTTTGCGGGTGTCGTAGATGTAATGCTTTTCCCACATCCCGCTCTTAGGATTTTGCTCCTCGATCACACGCAGATTCATATACTTCAATGGCAACCCACTTGGTAGGTCAAACCCAACTCCGGGAAGTAAACTTACTGCCTGTGGTTGCGTACCAAAATCAGCAGTCTTTAGGTCTTCACTAGCCAAAGCATCTAAGCATCTTTCGGCTTGCATCCACAAGTCCGGTATTCTTGGATGTACATCACGGTAGGTATTAATAATATGTTTGCAAAGGTTATCTTCTATTTCAACACCAAAAGTTTTTAGTTGTAGCTGAAACTTCTTCCATCCCATTCCATAGCCTGCCCCCAAAATGGTCGTTTTACCTACAAAACGCTCTGCAGTAGTAATACTGTTAAAGGGTTTATGGTAAATCCTACACGCCATGATCTTGTAAACATCCTCACCATCTTCAAATGAATTTACCAAATCTGCTTGCCCTGCTAACCAAGCGACAGTCCGTGCCTCAATTTGAGAGGAGTCGGCGTCGATCAGCACATAGCCGTCAGGTGGGACAATGGCGTCTTTAAGTTTTGATTTTCTTGGTAGGTTCTGAAGATTAAGTTTGTCGTCTCCACCCCATCTGCCTGTGTGTGCAGCGTAATATCGTAGAGGGACAGGGAGGCTCCCGCGCTTCGCTATTGAAATAAATCGCTCTGTCCTCGTCTCTTCTAAAGTGCTCTTTGCCCCAAGTCGAGCAGCCACTAATGCCTGCACTTCCTCGTTCGGGTGCTCTGCCAAGGCTTTAAAACCGTCGTCACTTTTGGCTAACGCTAACGCTACCTTGCCTGTAGTAAGGCTAATCTTTGTCGGGGGTAGCACGCCCAATTCTTTTAGCTTTTCAGCAAACTTTTGATTGCTCATCAATGTCTCACGGTCAGACATTGCCTTTTGAATTAGTGTTTCTTTACGGTGTTTAACTTCCCCCAAGTGCTGCTCAAGGAGCGGTAGGTCTAACTGCAACACAGGGTCGGTGAACATCTTCAAAGTTAAATCAATTAATTTTAGCTCCTTAAGTTTATAGTTCTGCTTTAGGATGTTGTAGATGTTGTAGCAAAGATCTACGTCATTGCAGCAATATTTGCCATACTGCGCTAGTTCTTCGGGGGTAAAATTCACCCGCCGTTTGCCCATAGCCATGATGACTTCGTTGCCTTTTTGTCCTACCCCGAGACGATCTGCAAGTTTTGCAAGACTGTTTGATACTTCGTTGTCAATTGCTCGAGCCATACATAACGTGTCTAACCATGCCATTGGTTTGATACCAAACTTCCAAGTAAGTATCGCGCCATCGAACATAGTGTTATGCGCCAAAACAAATGCTTCAGACCACTTAAACTTACCTAAGAAATGCATGGTCTCAGAATACGTACCGCTAAACCATTCGGTTTCGGCATCGTCAACCTTTACGCCAACCCCTATCACTTCAAAGTTATCGTCGCGGACATACTCTTCTGTGGTAATCTTCGAGAGCGAAAACTCTCTATCGTAGTACGTCTCAAAATCTATTGTTATTACCATTTTTATTCTTTTTGTGTTTTCTAAGTGCTTCTACTAACGCAGCGTGGTTAGTTACTTGGTTAGCTGCTTCTACTCGATCTTCAGTAGGTTCGTATATTATTGTTGCCAATATTAAGTCTTGCGTGACTTTGCGTTTTAGGGCACGCACTTTGCGTTTGATAAGAAATCGTTCTAAACGATTAAACGTGCCTTCGTCTAAGACCTCCCCCCATCTAGAATTTATATTTCTAGATTCATACGGATGCACAAATTCTTCGGGGTACAAATCCATGCGCTCGAGCAATATGCGCACTTGGTGGCTAATGAACCTATCACGCATCGCTACCCTTCCTGTTCTCAGGAACGGTCATCATGTTCAGCCAAATCTCGACGTCTTTTATATTGTCTTCGTTGATAATAAAAGTCTGTCCCCCCGCATCTCTAATATGTTGGAGTTCGCGTTCTTGCAGCGCGGTAGCGGAGTTGCCTTTTGCTTTGCATTCGATGGCAAAGAAGTAGCCTCGGTAGCAGCCAACGATATCGGGGACACCGCTTCGCCCGTACCCACCCGTTGCGGGTAGGAAATGGTAAATCTTATTTATCTCCAAGATGCGACGGAGCCGCGCCTTGACTTTACCTTCGGGTGTGTACCCCATAACTATATCCTCTTGGTATTAGATCTATATCTCACTTCGGAGATACTTAACGCAAGATTACACCAAAAGAAAAGCAAAAGCAAGGGGGTAGGTGAAAACACCAATAAAAAAGGACAACCTGACGATTTGTCAGATTGTCCTGTAAGAGGAAAGAAACGCGAGTTTAGTGCGTGACTATGGTGTCCCCCGAGATGAGGTAATACAGTTGGATTTGCACATCTTCAACATGCACGCGCATCTTAACTCCGGTGCCTTCGATTGGTTGGCTATCCTCCATAACCTTCAAGATAGTAAATTTTTCTTGATAGTTTTTAGGTAGGTCGTAGGTAGACTCCAACTTACTAATCGTATTGAGTTGCAGATCCATCACAGTTAGTTTGTCTTCCCTATCAAGATAGGCAATTACACCTTCCCGAGATGAAAACCTACCGCCCACTAGTTTTGCGATGCGGTGGGTATTTCGCGATTCCTCAAACTTTGGATTTCTTACTTCTTGCAAAAGTCTTGAATCTATAGGTTGGGGGTCTCCTTCAATTACACTAAGTGTATAGTCAAATGCAAGTTGATACAGAGGTCTGCACCGAGTAGCAACATCGTTACCCGCGTAATGAACCATGCTGTCGATTTCTCGCCTCATTGCTTCATACACTTTGCCAACCAAAGTGGGGGTGTCGTCTTTAACGAATACTTCTTTTGCGATCTTGAACGCAGACTTGAGACTGCTTGTTTTCTTTACATGTGCGTCACCCCTGTATTTTCTGATTTTCCTAGAATATATCCTGTACATAAACACATACTCTCGCTTAGTGTAAAACTCGTGCCAACCTATCGAACCAAGTTTTTGATCTCCGCTAAATACTTCAAGAGTACCAACTTTAGAATGCCTTGCACTCGTTGCGTGAAACTCTAGGTTCGGCATTGCCGCAAATAACTGCTTCGCTAGAGCATTCAACTCAGGAAAAATTTCCGTATCTTTAAATTTTTCACCCATGTGAATCATAGTAGTTACCTATCCTTTCGTGGTTACCAATCAAATTTACCTAAGATTTCATCGACCTGATTTTTCACATGCTTACGCACATGGGGGCTTTCCTTCAACTCATTGATCTCTACCCCAAGAATAGCCTGAGAAAGATCTTTCCGAGCCGCCTCTAACTTAGGGTCTTTAGTGATGTTGAGTTTCTGCATCAGGTCAATCAGTTCTGACGCGTTGGAAAGCAAGGTCTTGTGAAACCCCTTGCGGTTGCCTTCTGTGTCGGCGTCGGATAGACGATCTGACATATGTGTCAGACAGTCGTGAACCCTATCCCACACATCCTGCATTGCATCTTGTATCCGGTTGTTAAAAGTGTTTTCGTATTGTTCTACCAATTCCTTAGCAGCCTGCTCGCCAATGTCTACCCTAAAGTCTCCCGCGTTGGGCAACGGGGAGAACAGATAGTTAAACCGAAACTTCTTGGCTACCAAGTCAGGCTCAGGATACTCATTGCGGTCAAACAAATCACCGAGTTGAAAGGCAGCCGCACTAATTAGCGTTGGGTAGGCTACTAGGAAGTTGTTAACTAATCGATTGTAATTGTTTTCACATTCGCTTAGTTGCGTCTTGTAATCCAAAAAGTTCTCCATTGTGATGATCCGCGAACCCGAATCGCTCCAAGGTAGCGTCTGCTTGTGATGCCACAGGCGCACATTGTTTCCGTATTTAATTACCGCATCAAGGGCTTGACTGCCAGCAAGTAAGTTCTTGTGGTAGTTCCCCGCTCTTGTTTTGGTTGCCTTATTAGCATCTACTTCTTCGGATACTTTCTTGTCTAGTTTCCTAGCAGTCCATTGCGAGATGGATAAATCCACAAGCATGGCACTCGTACTTAGATTAAATGGTGCATATGTCATTTTGATTCTCCTTGTTATTCAACACAAACGGCTTGCCCGACCTTGGGCTTGAAGTCTTTATTACCTACCACACACCACAACACAGGCACACCCAACTCATCCCACTTACTAGCGTTGTGCCCAAAGAACACGCCATCAGTTAGCATCACCAAGCATTGCGGTTTGATTCCCTGCTTTAATAGGTAAGTAGGAACACAGTCCGGCTCAGTTCCACCACCACCCGCAGGCTTAGTAGAGTTAGCAAAGTTACTGATCTCTGAACCCGCATAGATCTCATGCTTTGCTACATGGCTATCCCAATACATCATGTCCACAATCTCAGGCTCGACATCGTCGCAGATAAGTTTGGCTTCGCCTAGGAATCTACCGATAAGTTCTCCACCAATCGAACCCGATGTATCAGCCCCGATAGATATGCGCTCGGCTTTGAATCCAATCGTTGAGGGCATGATGATGTCCATACCAAGATACTTACGATGTGGTTTGCGCCATGTAGATTCATCTAAGCCTTTAGTATGCGCCTTTACAAAGTCACGCAGAGCTTCTTTCCAATCTACTTTGGGGTGCAATAGTTCTTCTATGCCTCGTGGCACATTACCTTTCATCTTACCCGCGAGGATCGCACCTTCACGCAAGGCATGGTCAATCTCTTTACCAAGTTCTTGCTCATCTTCTTCAGACAACTCGGATGCACCTTCCCAATCATGCTCGTCAAACTCGTAAGGCTCATCGCCACGACCATCTGACGGTTTGTCAGGTTGTCCATCGCTACCGTCGCCTTTAACTTTGCGACCACCGCTATCACCATCCTTCTTTAGTATTTGATAGACTTGCATGGTATCCATACCACGATATTGCTCATCGATAAGTCCCAAGACATTACCCTGCGCGTCTCGGGGCATCTCGACTGTGGTGCGTGACGGATCATAGTCTTGGATCTGCAAGTTAATCACATAGTCCATCGCCATGTTTGCCAAGCGTGCATTCTCTTTAGCGATCTTCTTCCACACCATCATGTGACGATACGCTTTGTGCATGGCTTCATGAATTACTAGGAAAGCCAATTGTTTGTCGTTTATGCTATCGACAAATGCACGACCATACTCGACATTGCGCCCGTCTGTGCGTGCGGTAGCCACTTTGTCAGAGATGATTACCTTGCCAATCATAAATACACCTGAGAACAGGCAGAAGTTTTTATCTCGCATCAATTGCACATGAGTGCGCTCAATGCGTTGTTCAGCAGTTAGTTTAGCCATTATCTTTTATCTCCATTTCTACACCATCTTTGGTGTGGGTTAACACAACTTTTCCTGCCAAGATCCCTCTAATCATGGTATCTGCCATGCTTAGATTTCTACTAACAATATACAGACGCCATGCTAGGAATAGCGATAGCGTTGCAAACATCGTGGTCAGTTCAACCATTTTCTTTCCTTTCAAATAAAACATTTAACGCAGGATCAAGTTCGGTACACAGACTTGCATCGACATACCGCATCCATATAGCGTGCGGGTGGTCTGCTTGTATATGCCAAAACCTTTCATCACCAAAATGATCCTTGCGCAGTAATATCCATACATCCCCTCGGAACAAGACATATTTCCTATCCATGATTAGAACAGGTACTGATGTTCACGCATCCAATCTACGAATGCACCGCTCGTCATCAATACTTGTTTCTTCTCGGTGTGCTTGGTAGCAGACAAACAGAACACACTCTGCAACTCTGTCGGAGTCCGCTTCAAGTATGTGAACCACTTCCCGATGTTGGCTCGGTCGATGCGTTGAATTGCGCCGTAAGCCATGATGCATAGAGCGGCGGGAGAGGTCGGTACTTGTGCGTTAACAGGATCGTTCATCACTTGTTCCCATGTTGGTAGACTATCAGCAACATCGACATATGCGGTTAGATCTCTCGCCGCCGATTCACCGATTGTGCCAACCAAGCCAACCACCAAAGCATTTTTAGAAATCTTGTCGCGCTTCTTGATAATGTTTGACGCGCGATGCCCTGAGCGTGGCGAGAAGAATGACCGTTTCGGGAACTTGGGGTTGAAGATGTACGGATTGTCAGCCTGCGACGGGTCAAGATACGATGCCATAGCGTGCGGGTACGCTTTAACCCATGCCAACATCTCGGGAGCAACCCCATTCTGACTACCCCAATCCAACCATTCCTCTGCCGTCGGCTTGCGTACAGGCATCACAGTAATGCGGTTTAGTGAGTGCGCCTTGAGGTTATCGCCCACCCCATCGCTTGAGTTGTTGCCTGCCGTTATCACGATGCTATCAGGATGCAGTTTGAAGTTAGCAATCCGCCTCTCGTTGAGTAGCGGGTGTAGGGTATTCTGCACCGCTTGGCTAGATGGTTTAGTAAACTCGTCTAGGAATATCACCATAGGCTCAGACTTGTGAAAGCCCCACGCATCGTTCGGGTACAGGCTCGTCGTCTTGGTCTCATGGTTCGGCATTGGGATACCAACCTCACCCAACTCTAGATTCGGCACATCCATGTACACACCCTTAAAGCCTGTGCGATCAACGACACGCTCAAACATCGCGGTCTTGCCAACTCCAGGTTCACCTACCAAATGAATGGCGTTCTCGTTACCACAGGCAAGGATCATGTCCTCGGCTTCTTGCAGGGATACTTCTGATGTCATGCGAATTTCCATTTTAGTTTTCCTCTTGGTTACGACAAACTGACAAGATGTCAGAATGTCCGGTTAATAAAATACTTTGCATTACTATCAGCAACTAGTGTTCCTAGCGGCTGAACAACTTTGTCAAACAGCCCTTCACAAAACTCATACTTCAATAACTCTGTTAAAAACTTCTTCAACCGATCAGGATTGCACTCGGATACATACCCGTTGCCTGTCCATCTCTGCTCCGATGCACTCGCATGCAATACAAAAAATAGCGGGTACATTTTCTCGGGGTCGTTTGTTCGCGACGCTTCCAACATCCGGTCAAGGAATTTTCCTCGCGTAGGGGTCATATTCCCTCTGTCATACCTAGTTGCTCTTGCCCCGACGCCCAAAAACGGGAGCCTCAAATTTCCATCCTTTGCTAGTGGGCATATCCCAACCCAATATTCTTCTCCGTAGGTTCGTATCAAGGATTCAAACTCATCCACTAAATCAGTAGCCTGCCTAGACTCCAAGAACTTTGCCATGTCCTGTGCGTATAGGGAGAATGGTTTTACCTTCTGGTTCAAATCCTTCCACCTTGCTCGGTTTAGCATCTTGGCGTACTCAGGCAGAGGGTTGATCGGCGACCCGCCATCGTCAAGTACTAGACCCTCCTTTGAATGGATCAGAAAATACTTATCAGTTGCCGGTTGCTTGTAATAGATCTTCCCTTTGTACCTAGTAAAACGATCCCCAAGCACCCCCTCTAAAAACATAAGGGTCGTGGGTGAATGCCAACACCCCACATCAAGGTGAACCGTGCCGTTCTCGTAAAACTTAACGACATCGGTTTTCCAAAATCTGCAGAAGATCGCATTACCCTGCAAGGTCTCAACCTTGAGAATCTGACTGCGCTTGTACCGCCTGTTCCAACCCAAGGGCACAAGCCCCTTGTCGTCGCCCGCACGCAAAGGCTCTGTCTTGTCGTACCTATGCAGAGCCTCCAAGTAGTTACGTAACCTTGGTAGGTTATCAGGCAAACTAGTTCTTCCCCAAGTCATATCATTTATCCTTTCTCATATCTAACCAAATCACTACACCAATACCCACCACAACTATTATTACGA